AAAATCAGCTGTGGCCGGGAGTCCAAAGGATTCTGATGTGTCTTCCAATCCCAGGTCGCTGCTCGAATATCCGCTTCTAGTTGTTTGAGTTGCAGAGAAGATAGGTACATTGAACTCCACGGCAAGTCCGCGTAATTCTTCTGCGATTGCCTTGATATAGGTATAAGAATTGATGTTGGCTCCATACTTCATCCTCGAAGACATGCAGATGTTTAGATAATCAATATAAATGATATCTGGTTTAAAGTTTTTCTTAATTTTTAATTCATTAAGAAGGTGCCTAAAGTTAGCAGATCCAGCACACGCAGTAGGATATTCCTTGACGATTAACTTGCCAGTCGTCTTCGCCATTATCTTTTCTATCTTACTTTTATAAGATTGTAAAGGAATAATTTGAAGTTGATCTAATGGTATATCAAGAAGGTTGGCATCGATACGCTCTGCGATACGTTCCTCTGCCATTTCCATAGTGATATAAAGAACGTTATAACCTTTTGTAAGGTTAGCAGCTGCAAAGTGACACATAAGCAAAGATTTACCAACACCTGTGCCAGCCAATGCAATGTTTAGTGTCTTATTCGGTATTCCACCACCAGTGATTTCATTAAAATAGTGCAAGTCGAATGGAATTCTGCTTTCTTTCTTATGATAAAACTCGTATCGTGCATCATAATCTTCTAGAAAATCATGGCCGATGTGCGTATCAAAGGAAACGGCGAGAGCATCCGAGAGGACCTGCGGTATCGACCCTTTCGAGGTTTTCCCGGATTTATCATCCAAAATCTGGATAGAAGACATGATCGCATTATAGATTGCTTTTTCTTGGCAGAATTTTTCCGTTTGGTCAAGTAACCATTGGATCTCAGTTTTCTCATCAGAATTCAACTCCGAGATTCTATCACGAGTCTTCTTAAATACATCTTCATTGATGCCATCACGATTAGATAGATCAATAATCAATGCTTCTTTAGTTGGAAAGGTATTGTACTTTTTAATATATTCATCAACGATATTGAATGTTAGTTTATCAGAATAATCTTGAAAATATTCTTCTTTCAAGAATGGTATAACTTTTCTACCATAATCTTCATTGGTTAGAAGATTATTAAAGATTAGTTGTTCAATAGCCATTAGTTTTCCTTAAAATATAACTTGAAGATCTTTTGGATCAATTATACCAAGAACCCAGTTCTCTGCAGCATCTTCGGCATAATGAATAGAGTGATCTGGAAATATACGATATTCTATTGTTTCGTCAATAATATATCTTACACCATAATCACCATTCTTATCAATCGTTACTTCTGCTTTCCTATTAACATGATTATCGATACCTATGTATTCATGCAATATCTTCATCTTCACTCTCCATGATAGAGCCCATAGCCATTTTATATGTGTTTTTAATATATTCGGCAAAGTCTGTATCTTGGAACATCTTTGTCCAGAATTCTTTATTATCAACAATATCGGCAGCACGCATACTTGGTTGTCTAACCTCACCGGTTTCCTTATCTACGGTAGCATACCAACCAGCTTTAGGTTTAACAATATAACCGCCGTCAAGAGCAACATCCAATAACCCTGACCAACGATTAATGCCACCATTAAAGGAAACTGTGATAGGAATTTTAGACTTTTCTTTGACATAGCGAGACTTCTCAATGTTAATTACGAAATGATAACCATTAATTCCATCTGCATCCTTATCCTGTTGACGACCTAAAATCCAAATAGCATCAGAGGAATAATAAGATCCAGTACCACCACCAACAATATCCTTAGGATACAATCCAATTTCCTTGTATGTATGATTGACTACAACCATAGGAATATCCTTCAATGAAAGATGTGGTGTGATCATACGAAACAATGACTTAAGTTGTTTAGCACGTGACATATCTGCAACTGACTTACCATCAAGTGCATCATCTACTTCTTTCTTAGAGGCTAGATTACCAATAGAGTCAATGATAATCATAACTCGATCTTCTCTACTAAGTTCTTTCATCTGAGACATGATATCAAACTTTAGTTCTTCGACGTCAGTAATAGGTGTATGCACAACAGAATCAAAAGGAATATTAAAGGTAGTAAAATATGACTGAGGTGTACCAAACTCAGAATCATAGAAAAGTACAATGCCATCTTTGTACTTCCTTAGAAAGGAAGATGCCATCAATAGAGCAAAACCAGTTTTAAAATGTTTAGATGGACCAGCCAACATCGTCAAACCTGGTGTGATACCACCATCAACAGAACCAGACAATGCAACATTAATCATTGGAACTGGTGTTGGGATCATATCCTTCTTTGTAAAGATCTTACTATCAAGCAACGTAGAAGTAAGATCAATAGTGCTATTCTTAATCAACCTATCTTTAAGTAACATAACGACTCCTATTTGTCTAGAACTTTATCATCAATCTCTAATATACCAATATTTTGTTCTTTTGTAAACCGTTTTTGATTAGTTATGCCAATATTTGCTGCTATTAATAATACAATAGCGAGAGGATCAAACACAAAGACAAGAAGAAGAATAACCATCCTAACACTTCTTTCAAGATTATCAACAGATTGTACTTCATATATGAGCTCAGCAATGTATCTAAGTGGCCCGACCTCTGCTTCAAGTTTTTTGATTTCTGATTCAGATCTAATTCTTTGTTCTGTATATGTGGATATATTTTTGACATGATCGTCTTTCCTTTTAACGAGTGATTCTCTCGTCTTTCTCTGTTGATCAGCAGCTTTAAGTGCTGATGCTGCCTGTCCACGATCTGTCATTTTATTTAAAGCAGAATCAATTTGTTGAATTTGTTTATCTAAATCTTCTATACTTTGTTTTTCAAAACTAATTTTAGATTTTAATATTTGTATTTGATCTGCTACACCTGTGTTTAAGTTAATAGTTTGATCTATATGTGCTTTTGAAAGAAATCCAAATATACCCATACTCGTTATAAACATGAGTATAAAAACTGCTGTACTTAAATATGTTTTAATTAAAAATGGAGCTTGTTTCCAGTTTCTATACAACCATGATGCTGTTACTAATTTGCCAACCTCTAATACAGATCCCATAACAACAACTGGCCAGAATGCGGAAGCAAATATAGTAGTGAGACCTATTATTGAATAATAACCTGAAACGCCAGAAAGAGCTAAAGCTACAGCTAGCGCCAGATAGTTTATCATCCGTCTACGAAACTATTAATTTTCTTAATAAAGGTTTGAATCTTTGCAGCCCTATCAGGCCAAAGAATATATTCTTTACTAGGATCTTTTGATAGATTCAAAAGCAATGGCATAATCATATTTCTAAGGCCATGCAATTTATCCTGAGCTTCGGCAGTTTGTTGTTCTACTGCCTTAGATTGTTGTTCTACTACTTTTTTTAGTTGTTCTTCATGAGCCTTTAACTCTGACTCAGATACAAGACTAAAACCAAAATCATCATCGCTTAATTTCATACGAACCAATCCTCTAATGTAGATACTTTTTTGTTATTTACTTTCCAATGCAATACATCAAGAATAGACTTGATAGGATCAAGGAAAGCTTTATCAAATTGCTTTTCGTAATCAATATATTTATTAATTTCTAGCTGTTTAGGCATAGCAGAATTTGTTGCTATGACATTTTCTTGTCTAGTTATAGGATTAGGTGTAATAAGATATGCAAACTTTATCTTATCACCATTGGTAATAGGTTGATGCTTCTTTTCGAGGTTAGCATCTTTAATTACCTTATTATAAAGCAGTGATGCTCTAACCTGAATAGGCAAAGACTTCTGATCCAATTTATAATGCATAGGAAATGCATTACCATTATCATTCTTACGGAAGAATATAAGCTTAACGCTGCGTGGGAATGCAACCTCTTCGAACTCCATGCTGAAGAACTTCTCTCTGAATTCTTCAATGAAACTAAGAACAGTCTTTTGATCGCTATTCATAATAAGATCTAGTGTTTTCTTAATATTCTCGCGGCAAGATGCAGGCGTAGATGAACGCACAGCTTCGATACCCATCATCTT